AAAGATATTATGAAGTATCTTAAAGGACCTGATTACAAGTATGGTGGCAAAATTCTTTCTACACCAGAAGAAATTCAACAGGTCTATGAAAAGGGCGAAGGAACAATTAAATACGAATGTGATTACACATTAGTCAAAGACAAGAAGAATGTTTTGTTGACTGTTACAGGTTATTGCCCAGGTTTCTCACCAAATACATTCATTACCAAAATGATTTCAATGATTGACGATGGTACTGTATTGTATGTAAATGATAGTTCTACAAAGAATGAACCTTGTAAACTAGAAGTCTCTATTAAGAATGAAGCAGATTTTGAATCCAAAATCCACAAACATTTGATTAAGAGCGAAACATACAGATACTATGCTATTGAACGAACAAAATCCAAGGATATTACCAAGGATGTTGACACCACAGTCATTATTCCAAATATGATTGAGTTAATGAACAAGTGGATTGATTGGCGAAAAGAAGTTGAAACCAAAATGTGCGAAGTAGAGAAGGGTATCTACGAGGACAAGAAACAAAAAATGAATTGGCGATTGATTGCTTCCCAAAATCTTAAAGTAGTAGTTAAAGGATTGGAAGAAAAAGACCCAGTAAAATATATTGCAGAAAATATGCCTGGTATCAAGGGTAAAACATTTGCTATGGATGCCGCTAAATACATTTGCGACCAAAAAGTGATTAGTTTACAGAAAATTGACCAGGATAAAATCAAGAAAGATATTACCGATTTCGGAAACCATATTAAATCATTGGAAAATGATATTGCCCATATTGAAAATGTGGTGCTTCGTGAATTGGATAATCTTAAACCATTTTACAAAGACAGAATGTTGAAGGTATAGTGATATGAATGAATTAAATTTAAACCAAATAAACCAAAGCAATTTAATGCCTTCTAAAATCAATTTGAAAGACTTGGAAAATATTGAAGGATTTAGTTGGCCGATACAGTTGGCATTGATTGACCTTCTTTGCCGATACAAAAAGCCAAAAAATGCTTTGGAAATTGGAACCTGGCACGGTCGTAGTGCTGTAATTTTTGCTTCTTATGTAAATGATAAACAAGGTGTGTATTGGGGGATTGAACCTGAACGAACCAGAGCACAAATTACAGAAGATAACTGTAAGAAGGTTTGCCCTAATGGTAAAATTGTTGTTGAACGCAACATTTCTAACTACAGTGAAATTTTAAACAACAGAATTCCTTGGTTAGACATTGTTCATATTGATGGTGAACATAGTTATAATGCGGTCTATCACGATTTGGATATAGTTAAGAATGTTATTCTTAAAGAAGGTCTAATTATTTTGGATGATTTCTTCTTTGACTTATACCCACAAATCACTCAGGCCGTTTTCAAATGGTTAGATAATAACCCAGACTATGTTTTGCTTGCCGCTGGTGTTTGTAAAGGTATAATTTGTAACAAAATGCAGTATAGAAATTATGCCGATATGATTCTTAATGAAGAATTTATTACAGAATTGAAAAAATACGATACCGGTTACCAAAACATTACAATAACTAGAACATCACCACTTATGGATTGCCCAACAATAGGAATTTCTACGAATGTTTCTATAAGTAACTTTTTGGGAAATGAATGTGGTGATGGTCGCATTGAAAAAATAGATTTAAAATGATAAAAGTATTACAAGGATTTGAAATTCAAAAACTATATGAAGAAACAGGTAAGAGAAAATATAAAATGAATCTTTTACCTGATTCTTATTTCATTGATAAAAATGAAAATTATCAAAAGCTCTATAAAGAGTTGACTGACCGAATGGAAAAAGCCATTATAAAAATTGGTGATACAGAAATTAAAACAAGTGATTATTACCAACTTGAAGAAAGAAGAAAGAATTTAATCAGAGATGAATGTTTTGATTTGAAATGGCAATTAGAACACAACAATGACACTATTATTTTGAAAAAGTATTACGAAATTGAGGTAGACGATGAAGACTGTAGTAACAATGACATGTTGGACTAAAAGAATAAATCAAATGCCTATCTTTATGGATTACTTTTTCAAAACCCAAACACAAAAACCCGATATATTTTATTTGTGGTTGGCTACTGAAGAATTTCCTGACCATAAATTACCAACAGCATTAGAAGAATGTATCAGTAAATATGGTGTTGTACTTAAATGGATTGAGAAAAACGAATTTTGCCATAAACGCTGGTATGTTTATCCCGAACATTATGAAGATGTTGTAATTAGTCTTGATGAAGATTCAAGATATGTAAATGATTTGGTGGAAAGGGCGAAAGAATGTAAATCAATTACTAATTTATGGATTCCAAGAACTGAAAATTATCACGAACCATATCTTCTCGGCTTTTGCGGACAATGTATTGTACCACCAAAAACATTTCCAATGGAAGCATATAGTGAACAATACAGAAATGACCGATTATTAACCACACCAAAATGTGATGAATGTTGGATAAATACATTTCTATTGAAAAATAACATTAAATTGACTGCGGATATATCGTTATTAAATCCATTTGAATTAGATTTTAATTGTTGTTCTGATGATACTGCTCTATTCAAAGATTTTAAAACAAACGGAAAGAGTGAAAGGTTCTTGAACACAGTTAACTATATGAAAAACAAATACCATTTTGATATAGATATGGATAAAGTAAACTCAATTATAAAGTATATGAATATCGTATCATTATAATAAATACAATATGAGTAATTGGACCGAAAATAATCCACAAAATATCAGTAATCCTAAATATGACCCATCCACCCATAATTTCAAGAAGGGTTGGATTGATGGTCATCCTAGTGGTGGCTACCCAGCTAACTATTTCTTTGCTGATTCTATCAGAGCAGCAATGATTGGGTTTGGTAATTTCTTTAATGACCTATTTGTAATTCGTTATGATGAAAAGGGAGAACCAATTAAGCAAATTCAGGTCCCATTAAAGTACGGTCCAAGAATGAAATCACACGATTTTCGTGTTGAACAAGAAAGTGGTAAGAAATACTATATTCAATTACCAAATATGACATATCGTAAGACCGGTATGGCATTTGCTAGTGAAAGATATTCAGGTGCTGGTGAGTCAAGAGGATTCTACAACAAATACTTTGAAGTAAATGGTGTGGACTATTTGATGGCAAACAAGTTTTGGGCCGATGTTCACCCAGTTCCATATAACATAACAATTAGTATGGAAGCCAAATGTGAGCATATATCCGATGCTAACCAAATTGAAGAACAAGTCCTATCAAGATTTGCCCCTGAAGCATATTTTGATTTGAAAGAGTTTTGGTTCATAAACAAACGCCGTTCTATCAAGATGAAATTGGATAGTATCTCGGAAGAATTGACCCAGGATTTTGGTGAAGAAGATAAAAGAGAAATAACTGTATCATTTGAGTTCACCATTGAAGCCTGGCTGTATAAGACCATTAAAGATACCTATATCATTGACGAAATCATTACCCAGTTGGGTGTAAATGGTGATAAGAATTATTGGAATGAAAAAATGATGGGTAACTATACTGGTAATTTCAAAGAAAGACACGATTTGGATTACCAATTCGGTACTAAAATCGGTCGTGTTTCTGCTTTATTGCCACAAACAGAACAACCAGCACCAAAAACAACAGATTATGGTATTCATTACGAATACAAATACGAAGAATTGCCAGATATCACCAATTATCCAACGGGAAGTAAACTTTTATTAACACAGGATATATACAACGATAATACTTCTGCCGTTTGGAATGGGTATAACCAGGTTTTGACGTCCCTGAGCAGCACTGCCCCAGTTGCTTGGAATGATAAAACCTACGATGCTCTACATAGAGACGGCGCTGTGCTCAAGTACTGGCAAGTGACTGCCAATAGTGGTGATATTCTTCACCCAACCATGTCGGGTGATAGAATTTACCAGATTTGGTATGACCCAAATTATGTAATTAAGCCAGGCGAATTAAATCCTGACGGAACTGTTAAAACACCAGGAGAATTTGGTGGAACATTCATTAAAGAATTTGAAAACTTAAAAGGATTTGGAGATTTTAGTGATAACTTGTTCTTTGGAACGAAAGATGCTCAAATTGGTAGCACAGTTGTTAAAGATGCTCCTTGGGTTTCTCAAGTTTCAACAGAAAATAACGAAATTATATAAATACTATATAAAATGGAGTTTTTGAATTATGGAAAATAGACAATCACAATTTATAACAAAGATTTTACAAATCTTTACTAATACTGGGTTTGGTATTGAAAAATTTGACGATGGTACTTATGATATTATTGACAGATCCATAATTGGTAAAGCAAAAATTGGTTCTATCAAGATTTTGGGTAGTGGCGAAATATCCATTAAGTTAGGTGGTGAATCTAAAAATCGTGGAAAGTTCGCTGCTTTGATGAAAAAGACCTCATTCAAAGCAAAACCAACAAACAATGTTGCCACTGTAGCAGCCATTGTTAAGAATATGCTCATTGAGTATAAGAAGGCAAAGAAAGAAATCTATAAGGAATCTTACGAACAGTATACAGTTCCACAAATCACAAGAGATACATTGGAAGGAGCCATTGATTCCTATTTAACCAAAGTAGCATTGTTAAAAGAGTCTACCGATATAGAAGAAAACTATGCTGACTTGCTAACATTTGTTGCCGACAAACTTTCTTTGACTGAAGATGCTTGCGAAGCCAAATATGGCGATATTCTTGATTTGACTTTGAACTATGACGAAACTAAATTTAACAAGGCTATGGATAAATTGTTTGAAGAAACCGAATTGAAGAATGAATTTAGAACCTTCTTACACGAAAACAAAGAAAATGATTTGATGGCTGAAATCAAAGCTGATAAAGCCTTGAAAGCACTTAGAAATACAGATTACTACAAGAATTTAGACGAAAATGACAAATATCGTAAATTGTGGAAATACATTGTTGGTACACACGGTTCAAAGTTTTCAATGAGCGAAGACTTGGAAGATATTTGTAAAACCTTGGCTCATGAAGATGACGAAAACTTTTAATCATAAATAAAATAAAAATTTAGGAGTAAATACAATGGATTTCAAAAATTATTATCACAACAAATTGAACGAAGAAGGTGTTACAATGGATGGTTTGGATGCTGATGCTCCAAAGCCACAGCAACAGCCACAACAGCAACAGGCTCCACAGGGTAAGAGCGGTATCCTTAGCAATTATGTGAATGGAACTTCTTTGAAGCTTGGTTTGCGTAAACTCGGTGATGAAGTTGGTGAAGGTATCTTTGAATATGCTACAAAGCAACTCGTTCAACCAACAGACTTCAAATCCGAAGATGATTACATTAAGTATTGCCAGGAAATAAGAACCGGTGTTGCTGAAAAGTATAACAAGACACTCTCCGATTTGCTTTCTCAAATTGGTTTGTTCATTGACAACAAGGTTCACAACGCCTGCCCAAATAAGTAATCTTAAATTACAGTTTATAAAAATAAAAATCCCCTATATAAATGGGGATTTTTTCTATATTATAAATATAGTATGCGTAATAGTAAGAATATCAATACAATATACTTGGATATGGACGGTGTAATTTGTGATTTTTGCGGAGCTTGCAAAGATATAGATGCTATTGAACATTACAAAGTAGATTGGGAAAAAGTACATTCAGCAGGAATTGACTTTTGGGCAAATATGGCTTGGACTAATGAAGGGCAGAAATTTTATAAATGGCTAGAAAAGTTTTGCGATGAAGAAGGTATAGATTTGTGTATTCTATCACAAGTTAATTACAGCGATGGTGTTAATGGTAAGATAGAATGGCTTATGGCTAATACTAAAGTTCCAAATAAAAACATTTACATTGTTAAGACAGGGAAAGCAAAAGCAAAATACGCAAATAACCAGAGTTTACTAATTGACGATTTCGGAAAAAATATAGAATCATTTGTTTTGGCAGGTGGTTTCGGTATCAAATTTGAAAGTCCTGGACAAGCAAGACAAGCTCTATTAGATTTATTAGGATAAATTTGTTGTTTGTTAGATTGAGCCTCTATCCTTTATGGGATAGAGGTTTTTTCGTATAAATATATGAGAAAAAGAGGTATATAATGGCAGAAGAAAATACAGCTACAAGTTCTCACTTAAATTCATATATGCACGTCTATGACAATGGCACTACAGCTCGTTTGTATGTTACACCTTGGAATAAGTCCACAGTTGCCGATGGTTATTGGCAAACAGTTAACACAATTCAACCATTGATTAACCGAGACATTTATCTAGCAGATTGTTTGGATAAATTAGCAAATAAGTATACAGTATATAAACCAGGTTTTGGCATTGAAATGGAGCATAATACTGTAGAAGATTATTGGACTATTTCTGTTAAAACAGATGAATTGCTTAATACAGTTCCAAAATACGATTTTAATACTAAATATTTCACAACGGCTGCAACACAAGGAGTAGATAATGGTGTAACTGTTGGTTTTAAAGTAAAAGAAGATGGTTTCATTAAAGCAGGTGATGATGGTTTGTTCTGTAATGTGGATGGATTAATAGATTCTACCTCTTCATTATCTAGTTATTCTTCTGTATCTTCTAAAACAATTTCTTCTTTCTCTTACGATTATAAAGTAGCCGGTTTAGACATTCAATTAAGAAGTTCACTAGATGCTACCATAATGCCAAATCAATTATATCTAATAGGTTAATATGGGATATAAACCTTACGCAAAATACCATTTATACGAAACTGCCCATAGTGGATTTTATGATGGTGAATTATCCGCTAAACCAGTTAATTTGTTGCCAAAGACTTGGACAAAGTTTACAGTTACAGATGGTGAATGGAAAACCAATAAAACTCTTGAACCATTGTGGAATAGAGATATTTTCTTGGCTAATGAAATTGACAAGGTAGATGAAGATAAAAAGAAACATTATGTAGCAAGTAGTCATTTTGTTATAGACCACGAAAATGAAACAATGTATGTAAACCCATTTGATAGTTTATACACATTCACAGATGGTATTATATACGAACCTGATAATTTCTATATTTCTACTGATTTACCAGCTAAACAAGGTGGTATTGTAAACAAAATTTATTTGGATGAAGGTGGTGCTAATTATCTTATACAAAAACCAAATCCACAATATACTGCTTGGTGTGATACTTCTTGTTCATCAGCCCCTTCTTCATATTTCTCTGCTACATTAAATAATGAAAATATACATCCATATTTTGATTTATCATACAATCACCAAACAAAAGTAGTAGTTGTTGTTTCATCAAAATTGGATTATGACGATACTATTTGTAGTGGTGAATGGAGAGATTCCGACATTGATTGTTTCGTTCCATACCCTGGTAAGAAATATGAAGGTGAAAGATTTGTAGGTCCAACTGCTACATATAATGACCGTGGAACAACTGCTTGGGAAAACGCATCAGCATATAAAATTGGTGAAGCATCTAGTATATCGTCTGTATTTAATATATTTGATAGAACTGAGACTAAACGAGAAGGACAAGGATTAACCGCTGGTAGTAATTTTATTAGTGGTGAATATGATGGTACAAATATGGCACCTAAATATCGCACACTTTATATTTGGTAATTGATTATGAGTTATTTTATTAAAGATGGTGGAACAGCATTTAGTGATTTGGAAGGTTCATTTGAAGGTGTAACCTTTAAACCTATAAAAACCGCATTCAGCGCTTATATGAGCCCTATTGACAAAACTCAAACTATTGGTGGAAACCATGCCCCTTGGTTTTGTATAAAAGATGCTTCAAAACCAATGAGTGTAGTTTATTGGGATACTGAGGCTAACAAATACTATACTGGTTATAAGGGATATGATTTACCTGTAATGACTTGTACTATTAGTAGTCTTTCAAGTAGATATTTCTTAACTGGTTTAGAAGATTATGGTTATTATGGTTCAATACAATTACCAGCACAGGCTTTTACATATTTCAAAAAAGATATTTTGGTAAAAGACCAAAATGGTAATGTAAAAATGAATGTAGGTTGCGACCATATTGTTAATAATAATGGAAACAAATTAAGATGGACTATTCCTACAACTGCATTTGATTTGTATAAGAATTTTAAATTAAGTCAAACCGAAATTCACGATGAAATTACGGCTGCTGG